AATGAAGGTAATGAAGTACAGGTAACTGCTAGTGGTGAAACATTAAACTATACTACTGGAGATGTAACCCAAACCTTAACTACAACAGATGGTTTAACAGGTGCGACTTCAAGTGCTACTTCAACAGGAAGAGTATCAACAATAGACAATGACTTTGACGCAGATTCAAGTACAAGTGGTGATTACACAATCTTAAATAGATACAACGATAGTCATAGAGCATATGTCAAAACTGAAACGAGTAAAGAAGCAGATATACAGATTTTACAAGACGCAGAAGCACAACACCTTGATGTAGGAGAGTCTGCTAATCAAAACGAAATCACTATTATACAGACAGACTAAATATCTTTATGAACAAGATAACTTCCACTTGGGTAGTAGTGGTAAGTGTGATTATATTATTAGCATTAAAACTATATAATCCTATACCTTTACAAACCCTACAATTAAAAACCTTTGATTTATACCAAAAGTTTGGTACTAATTACCAATCTAAAAGTTTGGTGTTGTTAGACATATCAGACGAGGCATTAAAAAAACAAGGACAATGGCCGTGGAAGAGAGATATATTAGGTCGTACTATAATCAACGCATATAAAAACGGTGCCGCTCTAGTCTTCTTAAATGTAGTCTTTGTACATAAAGATAGATTGGGTGGTGATGAGATGTTTCTTAAAATGATCTCAAAGTATCCTGTTATCTTAACTGAAACTAAAGACGCAAAAAATTTAAAAAGTATAGAAAGAAAAGTATTAGGTGTAGGTAATGTAGAAGTACCTATTGATGTTGATGGTACTATTAGAAAATTACCGCTTGACAAATCTGTGCCAAGTGTTATAATGAAAGTCATAAAATTTCCAATACCTAAACAAGATAATATATGGATTGATTTCAGACATCAAATACCTAGAGTAGATTATACAGATAAAGATTGGTCATCTATGAAAGGTAAAATAGTTTTTATAGGTACTACATTTAAAGGTTCAACATTTGTATTAACACCTAATGGTTTAAAAAATACACACGAGATAATGGCATTGTCAACTGAAACATTATTGTCAGGTAAGTTTATTACAAGACCTGATTGGATGCCAATAGCAGAATGGGCAATTTTAATAATAGCATTAGGTTTCTTTTTATTAGTTATACCTAGAGTTGGGTTGTTGTGGTCAGCATTATGGTTAGTAGGTTTTTATTCTGATCTAGCAATTGCAAGTGGTTATCTATGGCAGAAACATATGATACTTACAGACTGGTCATCTATTGCATTTATAGGAAGTATAGTATGGGTACACTTAATATATAATAATTTTGCACGAGAGAATAGATTAAAATTACAAATTAAAAAACAATTTGAACATTACCTAGAACCAAAGATGGTAAAGAAACTACAACAAAATCCTGACTTATTAAAACTAGGTGGAGAAACAAAAGAATTAACTTTTTTATTCTGTGATATAAGAGGTTTTACACCATTATCAGAAAAGTATCAAAGTAATCCTGCTGATCTAACAAAAGTCATAAACAAATTTTTAACACCAATGACAAATATTATTATGAAAAATGGAGGTACGATTGATAAATATATGGGTGATTGTATAATGGCATTTTGGAATGCGCCAATTGACACACCAAATCATAAAGAATTAGCAATCAAATCAGCACTTGAAATGATTGATAAATTGAAAGAATTAAATAATAATAATGGGTTTGGAGATTTAAATAAAATAAATATAGGTATAGGAATCAATACAGGAAAATGTATTGTTGGTAATATGGGTAGTGAACAACGATTTGACTATTCAGTTATAGGTGACGCTGTTAATTTGGCAAGTAGATTAGAGGGAGTTTCTAAAAACTATGACGCCACATTGGTAGTAGGAGAAGATACCTACCGTGATATATCTACATCATTTAAATTTAACAAACTTGATACAGTCAAAGTAAAAGGGAAATCAAACAAAGTTTCAATTTACACAATAGAGAGAGAAAATGGATTGGGGAACACTTAACTTATTTTTAATATTTGGAATACTTATCTATATGAATTGGTCTATATATAATTGGATAGATAGGGAATTTTAATGCCAGAAAATAATCATACAGAAATTAGAGTACAATTAGAATCACTTAAAAAAGATATTCAGAATGTGAATAGTATTCAAGGTCGTTTAGACACAGCAATAGATAAATTAACAGATGTATCTACATCTATTAAGTCTATGTTGGCAGTACACGAAGAAAAAATCAATAAACAAGAACAAGTAGATGACATTATCTTTAAGAAAATTAAAGAAAGAGATAATGAAATAGATGATGTTTTTAGAGATTTACAAAGAGAAATGGATCAAGTGGAGAAAAGATTATTAAATGAAATTAGGTCTTTGCGTAATGATTTAACTGGAAGAGTAGGAGTCCTAGAGAAATATAGATGGATTATCATAGGTGGATTCCTTGCTATAGGGTGGGTTCTATCAAAAAATTTCAAATTTATCATACAAATGATGTCAGGAACTGGTATTAATTAGACCTGTGGAAAACTAGGCGAAAACCACACTTTTTTAGAGGGTGGAAATAACTCGGCATTTTTTATACTTCAAAAAGTCGGCAACGGATTAGACTTGACTTTTTTGGGTAAAGGTGATATATTGTTTATATTGCTATGTCAAGTTATATTGATCTAAAATTTATTAATGATGTTTCTGGTAGATTAACGCAGTTTAAAAAGAAAACTGATTATCTATTCAACTTCAGATGTCCACATTGTGGAGATTCGAAGAAATCAAAAACCAAGGCGAGAGCATATCTTTATAGAGTAAAAAATGATATGTTCTTTAAATGCCACAATTGTGGTCAAGGACAAAATTTCGCCAATTTTTTAAAATTTGTAGACTCTACTTTATATTCACAATATATTTTAGAGAGATACAAGGGATCGGCACCTGCGACACCAACGCCAAAGTTTGATTTTAAACCAACGAAGTTTAAAGATCAGACAATACTAGATGATCTAAAATCTATAACTGATTTGTCTGAAAATCATCCTGCTAGATTATATTGTATTAAAAGAAAGATACCTGAAAAGTATTTTGATATTTTATATCTATGTAATAAGTTTATGACTTTAGTTAACAAAGTAAAACCTAATACTTACAAAGTTATTAAAGATCATCCAAGACTTATTATACCATTTTTTGATACAACTGGAAAGTTGTTTGCTTTTCAAGGTCGTGCTTTCGGTAAAGAAGAACCAAAATATCTAACGATCAAACTAGATGAAAACAAACAAAAAATATACGGACTTGAACGAATTAATTTTACAAAAGAAATTAAAATCGTTGAAGGTCCGATTGATAGTTTATTTATTGATAATAGTCTTGCTGCTGCTGGGGCAGATTTGTTTTTAAAAAACAAAATATTAAATGAAAAAGTTACATATATATTTGACAACGAACCTCGTAATAAAGAAATTATAAAAAGAATGTATGATGTGATTGAAAAAAATTATAATATTGTTATTTGGCCAGATGAAGTACAACTTAAAGATGTAAACGAAATGATTATGAATGGTCAAAGTATTCCTGAAGTTGAAAGTATTATAAGTAAAAATACTTACAACAAATTATCGGCATTAACAAAATTAAGTTATTGGAAAAAGGTTTAAATGGTACAAGATATTATTAATGTAGTAAAACGAGGTGTCCGAGGAAAAGAACCTTTAAACATAGACAAGATACACGATATGGTGGAGTATGCTGTTGAAGATATAACAGGTGTATCATCATCACAAGTAGAAATGAATAGTGGTCTACAATTTTATGATGGAATGTCCACAGATGAAATTCAACAAATTTTAATTAAGTCTGCTTCAGATTTAATTTCTTTAGAAAATCCAAATTATCAATATGTTGCTGCTAGACTATTACTTTATAGTTTAAGAAAACAAGTTATAGATAAACTTTGGGATCACCCACATATTTACGAACACACTAAAAAATGTATTGATAAAAAAGTTTATGATCCTTCAATATTAAATCTATATGAGAAAAAAGATTTTGATAGAATGGAGAATTGGATTAATCACAATAGAGATTATGATTTTACTTATGCTGGTTTAAGACAAGTTTTGGACAAGTATCTAGTACAAGATAGATCAAGTGGTGAAGTTTTTGAAACACCACAATTTATGTATATGATGATTTCTGCTACACTATTTGCAAAATACCCAAAAGAAAAAAGGATGAGTTATGTTAAAAAATATTATGACGCAATATCGCAATTCAAAATCAATATACCAACGCCAGTTATGGCGGGTGTACGAACACCTATCAAACAATACGCTTCTTGCGTGCTGGTTGATGTTGATGATACTTTACCTAGTATCTTTTCTAGTGATATGGCAATCGGACGATATGTGGCACAAAGAGCAGGGATTGGGATTAATGCTGGTAGAATTAGAGGCATTAATAGTAGAATAAGAGGTGGAGAAGTACAACACACAGGTGTTATACCATTTCTAAAAAAATTTGAGGCAACAGTTAAGTGTTGCACACAAAACGGTGTAAGAGGTGGATCAGCAACAGTACACTTTCCTATATGGCACCAAGAGATAGAAGATATTATAGTTTTAAAAAATAATAAAGGTACTGAAGATAATAGAGTTAGAAAATTAGATTATTCTATACAACTATCTAAATTATTTTATGAAAGATTTATTAATGAAGAAGATATAACTTTATTTTCACCACACGAAGTACCTGAATTATATGAGGCGTGGGGTACACCAGAATTTGATGAACTTTATGAAAAGGCAGAAAGAAAAATATCAATAACTAAAAAGAAAGTATCAGCACAAGATTTATTCTTTGACATATTAAAAGAAAGAGCAGAAACAGGTCGTATTTACATTATGAATATAGACCATTGTAATACTCACTCATCTTTTAAAGACAGAATAACAATGTCAAACTTATGCCAAGAAATAACTTTACCTACTGAACCTATACAACACATTGACAAAGAAGGTGAAATTGCATTATGTATTTTATCTGCTATCAATGTAGGATTAATAAACAAAAGAGATGAATTAGAAAACTTATGTGATTTAGCAGTAAGGTCTTTAGATGAAATAATAGATCATCAAAAATATCCAGTTAAGGCAGCAGAAATTTCTACAAAGAAAAGAAGAAGTTTAGGTGTAGGTTATATAGGACTTGCACATTATCTTGCTAAAAAAGGATACAAGTATGAACATAAACTTGCTTGGAGACAAGTAGATAAGTTAACCGAGGCATTTCAATATTTCTTATTAAAAGCAAGTAAAGAAGTTGCACAAGAAAAAGGTGAATGCGAATACTTTAAAAGAACAAAATATTCAGATGGTGTTCTTCCCATTGACACTTATAAAAAAGAAGTTGATGAACTAGTTAACAATCGTACATATACATACGATTGGGAATGGTTAAGGAAAGAAATTAAAACACACGGACTCCGACATAGCACACTCTCGGCCCAAATGCCATCAGAATCCTCTAGTGTGGTTTCCAATGCTACAAATGGCATAGAACCACCTAGAGATTATTTAAGTATTAAGAAAAGTAAAAAAGGTCCTTTGAAACAAATTGTTCCTGATTACAAAAGATTAAAAAATAATTATAGTCTGTTGTGGGATATGAAAGAAAACGAAGGATATATAAATATCGTTGCGATTATACAAAAATATTTTGACCAGGCGATTAGTGGAAACTGGTCTTACAATCCTGAAAATTATGAAGACAATCAAGTGCCTGTATCAGTAATGGTACAAGATTTATTGACTACCTATAAACTAGGTTGGAAGACTTCTTATTATCAAAACACATATGATAGTAAGAAAGATTATGATGAACCAGTACATCCTGTTGGTTGGAAAGATGATGTAGAAGAAACTATATTAGATGAAAACAAAAGTAAAGAGGAAGAAGAGCATTGTGATACTTGCGAAATATAAATGAAATCAGTATTTAATAAAGATAAAAATTTAGACCCAACAAAACAATCAATGTTTTTTGGTCCTGATTTAGCAGTACAAAGATTTGATACTATGAAGTATCCTATTTTTGATAAGTTAACTCAACAACAATTAGGTTATTTCTGGAGACCTGAAGAAGTATCTTTACAGAAAGATAGAAACGATTACCTAGAATTAAGAGAAGAACAAAAATTTATATTTACATCTAACTTAAAGTATCAAACTATGTTAGATAGTGTACAAGGTAGAGGACCAGCATTAGCATTTTTACCTTTTGTATCTTTACCAGAATTAGAAAGTGCTATTATAACTTGGGACTTTATGGAAACAATTCATAGTAGAAGTTATACATACATCATTAAAAATTTATACTCACAACCAAGTGATGTATTTGATACAATTATAAAAGATGATAAGATAGAGAAAAGAGCAACCTCGGTAACTAAAACTTATGATGATTTAATTGAAATGGGATATAAATGGACAATAGATAAGAGAGTTGATTTGTATGAACTAAAGAAAAAATTATATCTTGCTATGGTATCAGTTAATATATTAGAGGGATTAAGATTCTATGTATCATTTGCTTGTTCATTTGCTTTTGGTGAGTTAAAGAAATTAGAAGGTTCTGCTAAGATTATATCTTTTATTGCTAGGGATGAAAGTCAGCATTTAGCATTGTCGCAAAGAATAATTAATAACTGGAAAGATGTAGAAAAAGATTCAGACTTTTTAAAAATTATTAAAGAAACAAATAAAGAAGTTTATAAAATGTATGATGACGCAGTACAAGAGGAGAAGCGTTGGGCAAGTTATTTATTTTCAAAAGGTTCTATGATAGGTTTATCAGAAAAACTTTTACATAAATTTGTAGAGTATATGGCAAATAGAAGAATGAGAGCAATACAATTGACGCCTGCTTACGAACAAAAGACTAACCCTTTACCGTGGGTAGATCATTGGTTGAATAGTAAAGGAACACAGAATGCACCACAAGAAACAGAAATAGAAAGTTATGTAATCGGTGGTATTAAACAAGATGTTAAAAAGGATCAATTTAAAAAGTTTAAACTATAATGGAAAAAGTAGAAAAGCATTGTTCAAATTGCAACACTAAATATAGCATAACTTGGGATGAAGAAAAAAACGAGGGACAACAACCTTGGACTTGTCCATTTTGTGGATACGAAGTAGATGATGAAGAAGATAATGGAAATGAAGTACCAGAAGAAGCAGAACACGATAGTTGGAATTGATTATAGTCTAACTAGTCCTTGTGTATGTATTAATAATGGTAATTTAATGTGGTTCTTTTTAACAAAGAAAAAGAAACACATAGGACAGTTGAGTGAAGATATTATAGGATATGAACATAAAGAATGGACAGACCCGATTGAGAGATTTACAAATATCTCGGAATTTGTTATTGATATATTATCTCAATGTTATAATCCACAGACTTATATTGAAGGTTATTCTTACGGTTCAAAAGGTCAAGCATTATTTCAAATTGCCGAAAATTGTGGCATACTCAAACATAGATTACGAGAAAAGGGATACCCTTATAAAATTATTGTACCAAGTGTTGTTAAAAAAGGTGCAACAGGTAAAGGTAATGCCGATAAGGATATGATGTACGAAGCATTTAATAAAGAAACAAAAATTGATTTGAAAAAACTATTTGATACTGATAAGGTAGGCAATCCTGTGTCAGATATTGCAGATAGTTATTTTATACAAAAGGTTGGAAATGAAAATAGCAATAGTAACAAGTCTTAATAGAAAACTATACGAGTATTACGCTCATAGATTTTATTCTACATACAATTGGCCGTTTGATTGTTATATTTACCACGAAGGATGGATACCTGAAATTGATCCAATGCGACCTATCATACATAGAGATATACACGACACAAATCCTACATTAAAAGATTTCATAACAAGAAACGATAGTAAAAATATTTTTAGTACAATTAAAGGTACTGATAATAGTCAAATAGTATATGGTTTAGATTTTATAAAAGACGCAATAAGATTTAGTTATAAAATGTTTGCCAAGACACATTTAATGCTAGAAGGTAATTATGATTATGTTTTTTGGATTGACGCAGATGTTATGTTTAAGAAACCTATTACTGAAGAAATAATATTAAGAGATATATTACCTGAAGATAAGGCGATTTGTTATTTACATAGACCTGCCCCACCATTTTATCCAGAGTGTGGTTTTGTAGGTTATAATTTAACTAATAAACATACACAAAAATTTGTTTCTGAATTAAGAAACACATACGAAAAAGATTTACTCTTTAACGAGAGTCAATGGCACGATTCCTTTGTTTGGAATAAAGTAAGAGAAAGATGTCTGTCAGGTCAACCTCAGCAAGACTTAACAGGTAGAAGAAAAGACGGCCACGTTTGGCCTGAATCCAAAATAGCACAGTACACAGCACACTTAAAAGGAAAAAGAAAAAAAGATGCTGGGATAGATGAAAGAGATAAAGAAGTAAACGGAGCAGATTATGAAGGCAGGTAAAATATGGGGTCAAACAGAATTGATCCACGCAAATGGTGTTTTAGAATTTCATAGAATTGAATACAAAAAAAATGTTGCCTGTTCTAAACACAAACACGAATTTAAATGGAACGGATTCTTTGTAGAGTCTGGAAAATTGATGGTAAAGGTATGGCAAAAAGACTATAACTTAATAGATGAAACAATATTAAAAGCAGGAGACTTTATGCAAGTTAAACCAGGCGTATACCATCAGTTTATAGGACTAGAAGATGGAGTAGCATTTGAATTATATTGGGCAGAATTTGACCACAACGATATAAAAAGAGAATCAGTTGGTCATAATGTAAATGAAGAAGTCAATGAAGGAGTAAAAATATATGACGAACCAAGATGACGACCAAGCAAGAGCAGAAGCAGCGAGTTATGAAAACGAAGTAACTTCCAGAAGAACAGTTACAATACCGTTATCAGAATATGATAAGTTAAAAGAAGAACAACATTATATTACTGATCCAAATATGATTGCGATTATAGATAAAATTGGAGAATTAATAAGAGCGTTGCGTAAGAATATAAGAATGAAAGTGTAATGATTAGAGTTTTTATAGGATATGATAATAACGAGAAGGTAGCATTTAGTACATTGAGTCATAGTTTACTCAAACACTCAACGCAACCTATTGCTATTACACCGATAAGATTAGAAAATATAAAAGATATTTTTGTTAGAGAAAGAATAAAAATACAATCTACTGAATTTGCTTTTAGTAGATTTCTAGTACCTTATCTTTGTAATTATTCAGGACACGCAATCTTTATGGATTGTGATATGTTATCTCGTGCTGATATATCATTATTATGGAGACAAAGAACTACAAAGTATGCTGTTCAATGTGTACAACACGATTATACACCAAACAGTACAGTTAAGTTTTTAAATCAAACACAAACACCTTATCCTAAAAAGAATTGGTCTAGTATGATGATATTTAATAATGCTAAATGTACAGCATTAACACCTGATTATGTGAATAGTGCTACAGGATTAGAACTTCATCAATACAAATGGTTAGAGAATGAAAATTTAATAGGTAAGATAGATGAGGAATGGAACTGGTTAGTAGGTGAGTATGAATATAATACACACGCCAAGTTAGTACATTTTACAAAAGGTGGACCTTACTTTAAAGATTACAAAAATTGTGATTATAATAAAGAATGGTTTGATATGTTTAATGACGCAACAAGAACGGATATGTAATGGAAAATATGTATGAAATATATTTGGATCAGGCAAAGATAATGCACAAGGATCCAAAAGTTTGGAAAGGGCATATGATAAAAAGATATATGCCACAGATAAAAGAAATAATAACAAAGTATAATGTAGATACAATACTAGATTATGGTTGTGGTAAAGCACAACATCATCCTGACGGTTGGAATAGTTACAAATATGATCCTGCCGTACCTAAATTTGAAAAGAAACCAGAGGCAGGTCGTAAGTTTGATTTAGTAATTTGTATAGATGTATTAGAACATATACCAGAAACAGATTTACCTAGAATTATAAAAGAGTTATTTGATTATTCAGGTAAGTATGTATTTGCTACTGCTGCCGTAAAAGAGGCAGGTAAGACTTTACCTAATGGATTAAATGCACACGCAACAGTAAGACCACAAGAATGGTGGAACGAATTATTTGCTCCATATAAAAACTATACTTTAGATTTTACAACTAAAAAACCTACGAAGAGGAAGAAGTATTATGTTCTAGGACAAAAAGTGAAAGCAAATAAGATTAGATAATAATGAAAGAAATTGCTATATACGCTAGAACTTGTGCTGCTGGGTCATATAAAGAATTATGGCCGAAAGCATTTTATCAAGGTCTTCAACATCATACAGATTGGAAGTCATACTATATTAGTAATACTAAATTATTTAATACTGAATATGCCTGGTGTTTTGCATATCAAGTAAAAGGTGATATTAAACAAAGCGATCAAAGTCATAGAAGACAAATTATAGACAAATACGAACCAACAGGTAAGATATTCTTTTTAGATTCAGATGTATTAATATCTTATGATGGTTTTGAATTAAGTAAATCTACTATAAACAAAATGACACTACAAAATTTAAGATGGACAAGACAACCTTATGGCAGTATCTATCCTAGTAAAGGTGCAAGATATTTTGAAAAAGAATTTAGGAATAATGCTATGCAAAGATGGCACGATATTTCTACAAAGAAGAACATAGAAGTAAAACCTTATAATGGTAAAGGTGAACATATATTAATTACTTGTAATAGAGGAACAGAAGGTTATTCAGCAGAAAAGAAAAATGCAACTGAATATGCTATAGAAACAATAGAAGAAATAAGACGATATTCAAAACGACCTATTATAGTTAGATTTCATAGAGCATTATCAGGTACACAACACAAAGATTTTGAAACACTATCTACATATATTAAAGATAAAAAAGATATATCAATACAATCAAAAGCAAATGGCAACTATCCTGATATTATACCTGTAATACAAAATGCTTATGCTGTATGTACTTGGTCATCATCTTCAGCGACACCAGCAATATGTGAAGGTAAACCTTTGTATGTAAAATCTTCTAATTGTTTTTTCTATGATATGAATAGTGGTGATTTAAAAGAT